ATCATCGTCTTGCCGGAGCTGTCCTTGGCCAGATTGTTCGAAACATAGATGTCAAAGCCCAGCTCGTCTGTGAAGCCAAGGCTGCCGGTGCCGTTGACGCCGTTGTTGATTTGGAATTTGATGCCTGCCAGCATCAGCTTTGTCTTGACAAACGGAGGCACAACGATCCAGGACTGCCCGTCCGGTACGTTTTCCTCCTCCAGCGACTGCTTCGCAGCCGCAATGGTTTCGAGGACATTGGACGGCGTTACGGTGACTGCCGTGCGCGTTTCACCCGCATCCTCATAGAGGCCGAGGACGTACTTGTCCACCGCCAGTCCGAGGTTGTAGGAAGCGCGCTTGGTCTGCGAGTCCTTCAGGCCGATGCTGCTGCGCAGCTCCTCCAGGTCTTTGACCATAAAGGAAAAGACCATGTCCTGGTCGATCGACAGCACGACGCCCGAATCGCTGATGTCCTCATAATCGAGCGTACCTTCGTAGCTGTAGACCGTCGGCTCGGACAGTCCGATGAAGGTTACGCTGTCCCCGCGGTTCTTGATGTCACCGACAAAGGAGGTGTTGCAGATGCGGTTGGCAATCAGGTTGTCCTCATTTGAACGCAGAATCTCGGCGGAAATTACTTTTTCGATGCTGTTGTAAATGCTCATTGTCAAACCATTCCTTTACAAATGTTTTCGTCAAGGCTTCTCAAAGCCGCCAGTTCTTCAGAGAGGAGAGGATGCGGTTGTAGTTTTTCTTGACCGCCTGCGGACTCATGTTTTCCACCTGTTCCTGTGTCAGCGCGGTGTTTGGGTCACCTTCCGTGCCCAGCGGCGCGGAGCGGTCTGCGTTGACGCGGTTCAGGCTCTGCGCTTTTGCGTCTTCTGCGCTGATTGCCGCTCTGTACAGTGCATAGGCGTGCGTGAGCGAAACGCCCTCCGCCACTTCGGCCCATACTTCTTCGGGGATGTCCGCTGCGGTCACGTCGGGAAAATATTCCTTGAACCGGCGGATGTCCTCCTCCATCTCAGTTTTGCGCAGCGACTCACGCTCGCGCTTGCGGTTGTCCCGCCGAAGCTGCCGGGACTCGTTCAGCTCGGCGGCCAGATCGACGTCCAGCCCCTCCGTCCTGCGGATCCGGTCTTCCTCCGCCCGACGCAGAAGGGATGCGATGTACCCGTCTTCCGTCATTCCGGCGTCGCTTGCCAGATCACTGACGGCTTCATATACCTGTTCCTTCGTCAATGTTCTCTTCCTTTCCGTTTTCAATTTGCGCCGACTGCTGAAGCTGCTCTACGGCTGCCTTGATTTCGGCAATCAAAGCGTCTTTTTTCGGAATCAACTCGTCGGGTATACGCTCCAGATATTGAATCGTGTCGATTTTGCCGTTGATGAGAAGATTGTCCAGCGTGTTCAGTGCGCTGATCTCCGACCAGTAGCTGCTTGCGCCCGCATCGACCTCGCAGTCGAACAACGCTTCACGGTAAGGCGAGAAGTCGAACTTGCGGTAGCTTTCGCCCGTACCCTCAGGTACGCAGACCAGCCGGCTGTCGTCATAGTAGGTCAGCATAAAGTCCAGCCAGACCATGCCAATATCCGCGACAAAACGGTAGAGCGCCCGGCGGATGCATTCAAGCGGCTGCGTGGCTGCCTGCTGTAAGGCGAGGATGGCGCTCGTGTTCGTCGGCTGTACATCGCCGAGCGCAGTGTCCGTCGCGCCGAGGAACTCCTTCGTATGTGCGATGGCCATATTGATGACGTCGAGCATACCGGTCTGCATCTGCCCGGGGGACAGCACCTTCGCTACGTTTTCCACCGGCCCGCTCACCGCCACGGCCTCGCCGATGCGGTTGGACCATTCGTCGATGATCGTCGAGTCATACACCACCTTCGAGAAGGCGGTGTCCATCATATGCTTCATCACCATCGCAAATGCTTTGTTGATGAAAATCTGGTTCTCGATCATCCCTGTCGCCACCGCCTGCCCGTGCCAAGAGTTCTTGACCGGCGTCCAGTTGAAGAAGCAGATCGGATAGTTTTGCAGCCCCGTGTCAATCGTTTCGGTGATAACCGTGTCACGAACGGATTTGCGGAAGCAGATGGTGCCGTTTTCTCCGCGCCAGAGCTTGGTCAGTGTCACGCACTTTGTGCCGGTCAGCTCCTTTTGCGCCATATCGCCGGCGAATTCGCTGCTGTCGCTGTCGTCGGTGATGAGCGCGATCTCCTCTTTGCTCCGCCCATGCTTGGCTGCGGTCGCCTTCACGTCCTCTACCAGCTCGCGCGAGGCGATGAGGATGTAGGGCTGGTTCTTGACGTCCTTGCTGTTCGGATTGCCGAAAAAGACGTTCGTGTTGTCCAGCAGCACCGTGCGGAAATCGCCCGTAAAGCTCTGGCCGGTCTTGATCGTCGGATCCCAGAAGGTGTAGGCCACGGCGTCGCCGGTGATAGCCGCGTCGTACAGCGCATCGCTGAGCAGGTCGTCCATATACAGCTTCTTCCAGCGGTGCAGCGCGATGTCGTTGAGTTTTTTCACCGCGCCCGCCGCCTGCTCGGCAGTAATCTTCATTTTGTCGCCGTAGGGCGAGTCAAACGTGTAGCGCATGGCCACCGCGCTCGACAGAAGGTTGGAAATATAGTAGTTGATGATGCGCCGGAATAAATTGAAAACCGGCGTCGGCAGCCCGCCCGAGGCGATACCGTCCCACTGGTCGCCGCGATAAAACCGCTCGTTGAGATTGACCTTGCTGTACAGGTCGAGCGAGTGGTTGTAAGTC